AATAGAATCGAATTAAACGATCATACCATTGGGCCTAACCAAGTGGCAGGTAATAAGCGTGGCATCACCATGCAAAGTACGAGTAATCATACTTTGGAGATGATAGATCATGAAAATGAACAGATCAGTCCCGTCCGAAAAGAAGGTGGACAGCCTGTACCCAAGGCAAAGAGAGCATACGTAAAAATTAGAAGCGGTTATGGCCTTGAGTTCTTAATGGCCGATTCTAATTCACAGGGCGAGACTCAACAGCAACACATTCAGTTGTTCGCCCCTCAAAAAGATAACACTGTACGTGGCCCTCACATTGTCCGAATGCAAGAAAAACCCGGTGGTCCCGGTCAAGTATTCGTCAGGGTAGGTGGAAACTATGTCATTTCTACGTATGACAACCACATTTCAGTGATCGGTGGCGATAAGTTAGTAAATGTCGCCAAGAACACGATAGACATTACATCACAATTACATTATGACTATGCTGATCTTCAGATCATGCAGGCGAAGAAGAGAATCCTATTGTTGGCGGGCAACGATTGTCCTAAGCCGGAAGATGCGCCTGAAGAAGACCCATTGCCACCGTGTATGTGGCCGGTTCTAGTTTTGTCGGCTAAGGGGGTAACTATAAGTGATCGTGTGTATGCATCCGCCTCGTTGGGTGCAAACTGTGCCTCGATATTCCAAATGCGTCCATTTATTACTTGTCAAATATGAAATTTTTAGGTTGTCCATATCCAATAGTAAAGAACCCTCGTGGTTTGTTACGCACTCAGAACGGAATGTCGCAAGTCAAATCCGATCTTCTGGTTTTATTGCTAACACAACCCGGCGAAAGGGTATTCTTGCCTGATTTCGGCACGCCTTTAAGAGATTTATTGTTCGAACCGAATGATTCAGAGGTCGAAGAACGTGCCAGATCGATGATTATTCAATCAATTTCGACTTGGGAGCCTCGAATCACCGTCGATAACATATTCATAAACTATAATATAGAAGATGATTTAAGCTCTGAGGATGATCGAACCGAATCAGAACACGTTTTGGGAATAACGATTCGGTTCTTCGATCCTGAGAATATTAATGAAGTGCAGGAATTAAGGCTGGAAGTGCCATTAGCAGGAGGATAAATGCCGGACCCGACAGTAGAAGTAACACCTTACGCCCAATCAGAAATCACTCAGAGTCCTCATGTATTCAATTTGAATTACACCAATCAGGACTTCTGGTCGATGAAGACACGTCTAGTGAACTTCATCAATGAACGATTCGGCCCTCAAGGCACGGTATTGCCCAATACCTTCAATGATCTTGTGGAATCCTCTATTGCCATCATGCTCATCGAAAATTGGGCATTCCTAGCAGATACCTTATCCTTCAAAATGGATCAAACAGTCAATGAACTATTCATTGATACGGTTACAGAAGTCGAAAACGCATTTAGGTTGTCCAAGCTAGTTGGTTTTAAGCCACAACCGCCCATCGCAGCACGTTCTTTATGGACTGCCACCATCAACAATCCATTGACGACCACGCTGAGAATCCCAAGCGGCACATCCGTTGACATTGTATCAGAAGATACGCCGACACGCATCGAGCTTTTCCAAGCCGATTCTAATAACAATCCTTTGTTTGAAGAAGACATTCTGATCCCGCCCGGCTCTACAGTAAACAAAACCATCGTAGGTCTGGAAGGCAGGACCGTAACTGACGAGGTAAGCGGCAACGGTCAAGCCTCACAAAACGTTCGTTTGTCGGCCGCTCCTGCCATTTACGACTCAGTACGAGTTTATGTAGATGGCATCATGTGGCAGCAGGTTGAATACTTTACGGATTCTCAACCTCGCCGAGAGTATCGAATAGAATTCGATAGTAATTACCAAGGTTTTGTAATGTTCGGTAATAACCGGGCGGGACTTATTCCTTCGCCGGGATCAAGGATCAGGGTCGTCTACCGTGTAGGTGGAGGTACTTTCGGTAATATCGTAACTGGATTCGTAAGCACTCAAACTCAAGTTGCCGTATCAGGACTCAGCTATTCTATTCCTGTTACCTTGAGAAACTATACTAAAGGTGAATTCGGATATGATGGGGATACCATCGAAGACATTCGTAGAAAGCTTCCGGCATGGCTTCGTACCCAAGACCGTGCGGTAAGCGGCGAAGACTATAAGGTTTTGGCCGACCAATTCTCCACTCCTTATCATGGTCAAATTGGCAAATCGACTGCCGTTCTCAGGAACCACGGATGTTCGGGTAACATCGTGGATTTGTATGTATTGGCGAAGAGTGGCACCGAGAATTTAGAACAAGCAAATAGCGATCTGAAGGTTGATTTGACGGAAGCTTTAAATCGTAAGAAGATGCTTACTGATTTCATTTGCATTCGTGATGGTGTCGTGGTCGTCGCCGATGTCGCCATCGACATCACGTTGGATAAATTCCATCGTAAATTCGAATTGGAATTAAGGGAGATCGTCCGTAGAAAAACCAACCAATTCTTCTCTATTAACAGGTGGGAATTTGGTCGAACACTTAAAGACACAGACATTGTAAAAGAATTAGCTGATATTAAAGAAATAAAGGATATAGAAATAACCTTTATAACTAATGATCCAGATAATTCAGGAACTACCGTTACTGCTCGCTTTAACGAGATTATACGACCTGATGAAGTGGCTATTTCTTTTGTTTATAATTAAGGTAAAGCGTGGCAATTAAAAGATTAAATGAAAATCCTACTATCAGTGATGATGTCATCATAGACATTCTCATTCCTGATGCCACTGGCGGCTTCGACGCCGATCCTTATAGGGTCGATGAAGTTGTCATTTATTATGTTCAAAGAGATTTCATAAATGGCAATAACAATCAAAATGAAACTAATCAATTCTTCTTCAGAGAAGCTCAAGTAGTCAAAAAGTTTGGTACGGTCGATATGCCAGCTTGGCTATCGAGTGATCCCAACAATGCATTCTTAGAACATATCACTACCGATAAAAATGGCGATACTCAATATGGTCACTTTCAATTAAATTGGCAACCCATCGGAATGAGAGAAGGTGACTACTTCGTTAGTTGGACATGGACTGCATTGCCAGCTAGCGAAAAGGTTTCTAGCAACCTTCACTTCGCTTTAGAAGGAAGCACGCAACTTACCACGTCCATTCCTACCCACTACACTCGTGAGAATAAATACGAAATATTGCAGGAACGATACACTCCTGAAATGTTTAAGATGATGATGTCGGCCAATGATTTGTCTCCGTTGGTCATTCAAGAATTGAACAAGTCTATCGCCAAGGGCTTTACGTCATTAGAGAACATGGCCAATCAAATGGTCGATTTAGTTGACGCCAATGCCACCCACGAATCATTGCTTCAACTTTTGGGTAATACTTTCGGATTAAAACTTCGATCCGGCGATCCTACCCTATGGAGAAGGCAGATCAAAAATGCCATTCCTTTATTCAAGAAGAAGGGAACGCTAAACGGATTGTCCGAGGCTTTATCACAGGCAGGCATCAACCTTAAAAAGTATACCCGTCTATGGCAGGTGATTTCTCCCTACACGGTACAAGAAGCTTTTGACTTTACAGATTCGAATGAATTTGAATTGAGCAAGACAGCCTTGCCCGGCGATGATAATTTTGAACTATATCTTCGAACGGAAAGTGGCGATTGGAACCAAGTAAGCGATGCGATGGGCACGATCGTCACCGTTGACGGCGTAAGTACGTTGACATGGAATGGCGTTCTGACTCCTAACTCGTCCATCCGAGTTATTTATCTTGTCAAGCCTATCCCTTCAGATCAACAAGCAATAGAATTTTATATTCGCAAGCTCCCTTTGGCCGATCAGAGAGATGAGCGAAATCAGAAGTATCCCAAAAAGAACTGGAACGTAAGGGTAATCGAAGAAGATGATCCTTTGTTGGATACTATCGTTCCCACACGTCATCCTTATCACGATCCTTTGATCTATGGTAAATTGCGTACCGAATTCGCCTATTCGGAAAACATCTACAACATGGAAGAATACAACGGTAGCACCAGAGATAGCTACCAGCCTTGTGACATTGACAAGGACTTCCTTGATCCTTGCAGCCAAGGATTAAGTAGCAAATACAACGTAGATTTGGAAATAGATAATATTTCTAACGATCGCATTAAAGAAGCTACAGAAATTCTGAATGAGTTCACGCCGTTCCACGCCATTTTACATTCAATCAATTTGACGGGTAACATTAGCGAATTCGTCAAGCCACCAGAAGAAGAAGTCACTGCGTTGGTTCAATTTACGGGAGAGGAAATAGCCTTATCAGATCGTCCACAAACGATCTTTAACCGTGCGATGACGAAAAGCTCTCAGTTGCGTAGGAATATGTTGGCTTCCATGACTGTAGAGGCAGCTAACCAAAGTGCCTCTGCTAAGAATCGTGAAATCGTATTGTTCTCGCCCGAAGTCAATTTGGGTGATATCGCCGTTGCCAATAACACTAATTTGACATATTTAGAAGTCTTGTCACCTTCTCCTAATGCTGGTACTTACAAGATTTCTAGTTCTTTAGGCAACTACGCCGTTCTCAATGGATCGGTCAATCAACCCTTGAATGAATCGGCATTTTCATTTAGATTGTCAAATGAAATTCTAAGAAAGAATACATCGGCGGCAGTAGAACAAATACGAACGTATTATCTAAAAGACGTTACAGCGGATTTGAACAAATACGATCAGATCGTAACTCAAACAGATATAGACAATGGAAATGCCGGTGACGTATGGTATGTGACTATTGGCAACGTAGAACATGACATTCTAGAAATGATGTCTGACGGTTCGTTCCGTATCGCTGCCGAGACGGGTTTGCCTACGGCAACCACATCAGGCGTAGATTACATAGTGCATAATGGCAGCGGGGCTGTAATCGCTGATGGTACTGGCACTGTAAAGGTAAATAATACAGGACGCATAGCCCTTGACGGCACCATATTGGTTAGAGGAAGTGCCACAACAAACATCACCAACATTCGCTCTTTGATTAAGACGGGTAATTACATTCTTATCGACGGTACACAATATAAAGTAATAGGATTCGATCCTGACGAAACGAATGTCGTCTATATCGATAAGTATACGGGTGGTAACGCCAGCGGCATTAGCGTGATTGCTTATCAGCGTGTGGCAGATAACGCAATTGGTTATTTCCATTATAGAGGTTTGGAACTCGAAACAGCAAGCAATCTCGACATTGAAAATGTTGACGAGTATTTGATACTGATAGGCACTGATTACTACTCTATAGCAGACATTAGTGGTTCGACCGTAACATTGGAAGGTCCACATAAAAATTGGCGAACCACTGGAACCTCTGTTACTTTCAATCTTCTAAGATATGAGAAAACAGCTTTTTCTATTCCCGAACGATCGACTATGGAATGTAGATCGATAGACCGTGTTCATACCATAAACCCTGATGTCAAAGGTAGTTGGCAAATATTCAACAATGGTAATTTTGAACCACAATTCTCAGGGACAGGTACGGCAGGGCAAGCTTATGAAGCTTATAATGAATTGAGAGTGATTATGAAGGATCATTTCGATGTAAAGCTAACAGGAGAATTTTGTCCTAGTGAGCCTATCGTCACGACTCCTGCACATTTTTTTGAGGCAGGGGTTGACCGAAGCGGCGAGGAAATTATTGAAGTTTCCTCGGGGGATGTATCTGCCCAAATGGCATCTAAATATTTGAACGTTTCGGGAAAAGATCAAGTGGTAGACTCTATCTCTCATAGCGAGAGGATTAGCTTTAAAATTGAACGGAGACAGGAATGATTTCAGAGAATACTAAATCAAAGGGCGACATCGAAATGACCATCAAGCACGTTGATGGCCAAGAACAAACGACGTGCTTTACGAATGCGGTTCTACACAGTGGGCGTGAAGCATTGGCTGCTGCTTTGGCAAATAATGTAGGCGATGGTTTCGATTTCTATGTAAACCGAATGTTGTTCGGTGACGGCGGCACTTCAGAAGGCGTACCACGCTTTGTCGATAGTAACCGTGATGGTTTGTATGGCGTAACCCGTGCCAGCAAGAACGTCATCGCTTCTATCGATCCAGCAATTCCTTCACAAGTTATTTTTACTTCGGTATTGGGATTTGATGAGGCCAATGGTTTTACTATCAATGAAATGGCTTTAAAGATGGCTAATGGTCATCTTTACAGCATGGCCACCTTCCCCGATCAGAATAAAACTTCATCTATTCAAATTACTTGGACGTGGCGTATAAGTTTTGTCTAATCAATTTGGATATATAAAGTATGCCTGAAATCGATAAAATCCCTGAGCGTCTATACGAACCCAATGATCCTTATCATTGGACCTTTGATAATTTGCCTTTGAAGAACCTGCACACTCGCTTGAGTCTAGTAAACAGTGCGGTAGATATCAATTCTACCATCCTGAGGGAAGCCGCTGGCAATCAGGGCAGCTTGTCTAATCGTCTGTCTCAGATCATGAATAATGATGGCACGTTGAAGCTAACTGCTGTCGATAATTTAGGCCACAGCATTGCTAAGCATACTGATGGAGATGGCTTCGTTAGAATGTTATCGCAAGAGAGAAACAAGCTTGCGAACATTTCTGCTGGTGCGACCGCCTTGAAGTTGCAACTTGGCAACACCATCTTTGACGATCATACGATTAAGCTCGTTGATTCGGCGAATTTGACATGGGCGATCAATGGCGCACAGGAGTTGACGCTTAACACATCATTCCCGCTGAATGAAGTCAATAGACACATATTCAACCAAACTGCCGTACCGATAAATTTAGGCAGTCCAAACTATATTGATTATAGAACTACCTCGGCTACGACGAATTTCTTAGAAGATAGTTTGAGAGTTTATGTGAATGGCGTTAGGCTAAATCCTAGTGCCCCTGTTTTGGTTCCTCCTGCTGCGGCACCACAGTTAAATGCGTGGAAGTCACTCAGTTATACTCCTAATCCGGCAGCAGGGACATTTGCCTTGAGTCACGCCATCACGGCGGCAGATGTAGTTACAGTTGATTTCATAACCGCCTCATAACTGCTTCGCTTTAAAAGGACATCAATTGTCAACAGAAAATTTAGATAAGAGCTACGGCTTCGTGATCCTGTCACCGGAACACAATGTCGGGCGGGTGAAATCCAGTCTCAATGCAATAAAAGAAAAGTATCCTAAAGCCCCTGTGATCTGCGTGATCGGGGCCGACGCCAAAGACAAAGATGTAAAGGAAATGGAACAGTTATGCCCTGTCTTGACGGGCAAGAACACCATTACATCACTCATCAATGCCGCCATGAAAAACGGACACGATCAATGGAGCGTGTTTTTGATGGAAGGTGCGAATGTCGATTATGGCGTAGTAAAGAAACTATTCCTCTTCGTTAAAAGCATCAAAGACATCATGTTTGCTGCAATGGCAGATTATGACTATCAAGGTCGAATCTCTCAACTCCATATTGACTTCTTGGATTGTTCTTTAAATGGTCTGACCATGCATAAGGATACGTTCAAGGAGATTGGTGACTTCAGTGATAATCCTTGGCATATGTCCAAGCTTATGTGGGCACTCTCAGCTAAAGACTGTGAATGCACTTTCAAGGGTGTTGTCGGAGCAAAGTTTATATAAGACCGTAGACGTATGACCATCGGCGTTCATCCCGATGTTTACCGTCATTTACTTCTCGCAGATAAGTATACAAGTCTTCCCAACTACCGAACATGAAATTATGATCGATAAAGCCGTAATACCAAATCGGCACTTTCTCTTTGCCTTCAGGACAAACGATCATAGTTGGTTTTTTAGCGTTACTGCTATTGACGATTTCATGAACCGTGCCCGTGGTTGGCACACGATAAGGCAAGCAGGCGATGATAAAATCGCTTCTGTCTACTACGGATAAGTCTTTTCTTACAAAGTCTCGGGCGATCCGAGTCATCCCGTCGTAGTCTTTTGCTTCCCTGCATGTGACGATATGCGGCACCCATTGTTCTTTAGGGTCTTCGTGGGGATCAAACAAATCAATCTCAAACTCTTCCTTAAGGACTCGTTTGGGATCGGTTCGCCAGTTATGAGTTGTAACATCTGCTTCTATAGGTCCAGCTAAATAACATCTTTTGCCTTTAAGGTACATTTGTCCATCCTTACTAAGTTAAATCAATTATCCCATCAGGAGTCATGAATGTCAAACGAACTAAATCAGCAAATAGACGAACTACTTAAAAACGAGATTGTGGATCGTCACAGCTATTTCCAACTCAGATATTTCGTTGTGGGCAAGGAGCCTACCAATCAAGCTCGTATGTGGCGATGTTTAAACGAGTTACGTGCAAGAAAAGAAAACATGGACTCGATTATATTGGAAAAAGATAATCTTAAAGATGAAATTGAGTTATTAGAACTAGAAGAAATAGGTGGAGTAGGTCACTTTGGTATTGATTCGCCTGAAAGTGAAAAGAAGAAAGACGAAATCCGTCAGCGTCAAAAGAACAGGAAGTTGAAGGCGATGAATCAAGCCCTACTCGCTTTAGATAAAAAAATGCAATATGTCACTGAAGAGGCTGACTTTTTCGTTAAGGCTTTCAATAGTTTAAACAAGAATGAGAAGCTGAAGCCTTTCGATGATATGGAATCACAGATAAGATATTGGAACGAAAAGCTGGCACAAGACCTAAATACAAAGGTCATGGTTGGTCTTCCCCCGGATAGTGAGCTATTAAAGACCATTTTGGCACTACCGGATAACACACCTGTAAAACAAGCGGTTATCCAAAAGGCTAATGCCCAACTACCGGAGCTAGCAGAAGGAAATGAATGACTAGAATTTCGAGTCTAGATGAAGGCTATCAAGCAGGTGATTTATCACTTTACCCTGATGCATTGGACGATAAAGAAACATTGTATGAAGCTTCAAACAATGCTGAAACCGTCCTGCAACAAAGTCTAAGTTATAACGGACGTAACATCATCGTACAGGATGCTTCCAAGTTTCCTGCTAATGGACTCGTCAGGCTAGGTCAAAAGGGACAAGCAGGCGAGTTAGTATATTACGGCAAGCGGTCAGACACGGTTCTTAGTGATTTGATCCGGGGTTTTGCCGGCTCTAAACAGAATGTATGGTCGGCACAAACGACTTATGTTTCTAGTTCCGTAATGGCAGAACATCATAATGCTCTAAAAGATGCACTCATCAACATAGAAAACCATCTTGGAACGGCCGCTTTCCCTGAACCGGAGTCTTTGAATGGCATATTGAAAGGATTAGAAGTTAAGCATTTGGCTCCCAAGCCTTTGTTCCGAGCATATCCGTTAAAAGGATCGCCTGCATTGTCGGTTAGATTTCAAAATTTCTCAGGCGGTGATGCGATTCGTTTCATGTGGGATTTCGGCGACGGCTCTACTTCGATCGAAAGAAATCCCATTCACATTTACCAACAAGAAGGAACATACACGGTTAAACTGAACATTATTACTTCGACCGGTGCCCAAGGCGTATCGGTTAAAAGTAATTACATCAAAGTTTCCCATGAAGATAAGACGCCATTCTTTTACGTGGAGCCTGACGCTCCTGCCTTGCCTAACTATTCAATGGAAACGGCGGCGGCAACAGGGAATGGTGCAGTAGCTCAAATGTTCCATTTCGTAGATCAATCAGATGGAAATATCATCGAAAGATATTGGGTATTCGATGACGGGGAAAAAGAAAAACAGACGGATGCCGATGTTCATTCGACTACCCATACTTATACTAAGCCGGGTAAATACTCTCCGTCCCTCTTACTCGTTTTCGCCACTCAAAGATTTAAAAGGGTATTTCTTTCTAGAGATATAATTGTAGTATGACCACTTTTCCTAAAACACTAGACACAGATACCAATCTTTATTTGGTGCATGACTCCTTGCGTGTAAGATTGTCGGAAGACTACAATCCCGGCGACAAGAGCATTCATATTGAAGGCGATGTGGAAGTAATCAATAGATTCCCTCCAACGGGCATCATTACGCTTACTGAACAGCAAAGCTCAATAGATGAAAGAGCCATCAGCTTCACGTATAGTGCAAGAAATGAATTTGAATTCACCGGACTTACCATCCTGCCGGGCTTCAAAGATACCGTCAAACCCAAATTCATTACGAATGTTACTCAAAACGTATTGGCCGTACATCACAACGCAATCAAAGACGCTTTGATTGCCGTAGAGGAATTCGTCGGCACGCAAAATACGGTTGATGTCAAGCCTTTAGGCGAGACGATGGTAGGCAGAATCAACTTCTTGAGGAAGCTAGTATTGACCCCTCGTGCGTGGTTTAATGCCAACAACCATATTGGCCTCATTCCACTATTGGTTGAATTTAATGATTTGAGTTTTCGTTTAGGCGATAGTGATGTCACTTACATATGGGACTTCGGCGATGGAGAGACTAGAACAGTAACATATACGTCGGAGCAACTGCCCACCTTGCCTGAGAGTAAGCTTTATGATAAACCCGGCAATTATACAGTTAAACTAACTGTCATTAATAGCTACGGTGAAGATACCGTAGAATTCCCTAACTTCATCAACGCACGTATTGCCGCACCACAGGAAGCAGAAATTCTATTCAAGGACTTCGCCACTCAAATTGATACAAAAGGTGATGAAGAACCTTACTTTCCTCGTCTTGGCACTGCTCCGGGCGGTCCTTACCTGCAATACCCACCTACTATTAGATCGTCCGTAGATTCTTTTGTTGACTTATATGTACCACCCGGTCGTCGCTCGATCGGAGATGATCGCACATTCGTCGGCGAATTACTCAATGACGCAGGCACGCCATCTGCCGAGGATGATACCGCTTATGACCCTGTAGAAAGCTACACTTGGTCTTTAGGCGATGATTTAACACATCCTTCCATAAATGAGGCCAGAGCTTCTTACAGCATGGGAGGAATATACGATGTTAAGCTGCGAGTGGACACTAAGTTCGGCGGTTATCGTATCACCACGTACAAAAACAGTATTGACATCATAGAACGTCGAAACCTATGGCTGTATACGTTAAGCGAAACCAGCAAAGCCATCGCTCATGAATATGGTTTGATTTCCGAGACGTTCAAGGCCGCTTCGCCGAGCCGTGCCATAACTGTTACCCGGAACGATGCCTTTTTGAATGGTACGGGTGAAGAAGCAAGGGCAAAAAGAGAATTCACAAGGAACACTGCTTTCGCACCTACTTCCTCCAAGGGATCAGGCGATAAGGGTGAAGTATTGTTGATGTGGGCGGGCGGCAGCACTTCAATGGCGACTTTGGGAAGCCAACCCGTCTATAGTTGGTTATATGAAGGTTTTTCTGACGTGTATAGATCAACAGGCTTGTCTATTCAACGTCCGTGGAATTGGGTGTTTTTAGATTCCGGCTCCAAAGGTTATTTTGTATTTGGACCTGATCCGGCTTTGATACCCAAGAGTAATTATGTAACACAAAGAAAAACCGTCATCAATTATGCAAACAACCCAATGGTTGCAGAAGAAGCTGAACCTTTGACTTCGGCAAACTATAAGAATGCCGCTAACGAATTGCAGATGCACGTTACGGCGGCAGATAGTCAAACGGCCGATGAGCCTTCTACTGGACGATTCGCTGTTTATAGAAGTACGTGGAAGGGTCAGACTGGTTATATTTTAAGAAACAATGGTGTAGGCCAATCTTTCCGCCTCAGAAGTTTTTACAAAACGGAAGGTACTTTGACCGAGCCTTTCCTTAATATTCGAAAGCTACCCGATATGGTAGGTTCCACTAAAGAAGAGGGACAATTGGTCACTCTTAGCAGTGGCGTATTCTTCTTTAATAACTCTGGAAATATCTCGGCTTACAATGATACGTCAGGCGTATGGGAAGTAGGCAGTTCTGCTTCTACGAGTTTCCGTTCGGTACAAGATACGACTGCTGATGGATTTGGTAATATAACTCAGACCCTTTTGGCTACCAGCGACTTGGATAAGGTAGCATATTTGAGCTTTGATTATAGCCCAAATGCCTTTATAAAATTCAGTTCGGCAGATTTGACCTTCACTAATTTAGGAACTCGTCCGAGCGGCGAGCAATGGATTATGGGTTGCTACTAATGAAATCAACAATCGGCACTAAATAAGATATAAATGGCAACTGGCTTTCCTCCAACTCCTGTCTATCCCTTGGCTATTGATTCAGATCGAACATTGTTTAAAGTGTTCAATACATCTGAAGCAAGGTTAGCCGTTTCTAATCAGGCATGGGCTGAAGAGGTAGAGATTGAGCCTGTCAAATTCAATGCCCTTGAAATTTGGCCTGACAATGGCTTTGCGACTATCGCCGGTGAAATGTTCTATTACGATGCGGTAGAACGTAATGGCGACGGCAAAATTTATAAGCTTAAAAGATGTG